TCCCCCTCTCGAGTTATTCAATACTTGCTTGTTTTGCGCAACGCACGCGCATTCCCACTTCTGCCCGCAGCATTGGCTTCTGTGTCATTTGGGTTTGTATTAGTTCGAGTTCGAGTTCGAGTTCGACCCGGATAGGGATCGATAACTAAAGCGCAACATCGACTGAATGTTCGAGTGAGATGTTGATTTCTTCACTTTTCTTTCGGCGATGATTGGTCGATGTACAGTAACCCAACGAACTTTTTTTCGCGCCTCCCCCGAGCACGACTGTTGTGATGATAGAGACAATCCTCGCCATTTCTACTTTCTATTCTAGAGTGCCAAAATCAAACTTTTTTTTTCAGTCGTCAACTTTCACGAAATGGCATTAAGCTGCCGTCCAGCCTTAAGCCCTTCATTCAAGCGTCAAGAGTCGGCCTCTTCTTTATCTACTTTCGTATATGTTTTTTTAGCTTCTGGTATAGCACATGCATAAGTCATATTATTTTCTTTTGCATATTTTTTAACATGTTCAACCCATGGATTATTTACCCTTGATCCTCCTTTCATTTCTTCACAGTGACAACCTCCACTCATCTCATTATTAATAGTATAGCCTTTTAATTGTTTTTAAACAAATCCTGCACCTCTTCCTATTTTCTTTCGGGATCTAATCTATCTAAAATATTTACTTATTGTTCTGTAATAGGATTGCTAGTTTTTGCGGGAATGGTTATGTAATGATTTTTAGACCACGACGGATATAATAAAGCATTCAAATATTTTCTAGGAACACTTAATTTACTAACAATATCACCTGAACTTCTTATAACATATTCATTATCTCTAAGTTGTTCTTTTTTATATGCTGGATTTACAAGATAACCATTTTTACTTTTATCAGATAATAAATGAGCAAGTAGACCTCCCTGTGAATGCCCAACCACTTCGAATTGATAACCCTTATATTTTTTATGTGCATCTTGTTGCATTTTCAAACCTGCTTTATATCTTGGTGTTAATTTGTATGCATTAGAATCTAAAGCATAAATTGCATTATTAGCCCAATCAATATTTTCAACTGTACCACGATGTGATACAACCACCTTTTTTAATGATTCATTTACATAAACTTTACCATATAAAAAGCTTAACTTTTCATCTAATGTATATCCCATTATTTCCATTGGTGGATCTTCCATGTAACTAGCTTCTAAAAATGCTTTTATTTCTTTTACTTTTAAACTTCCTCCTTTTAGTTTCATATAATATAATTTAGATATTATAAATCACGGACAGGTCTATATTAAATTTATAACCTGTCCGTGAGACCTGTCCGTTATATTTATACCTATACTTCTTCATTTTTATGCTATATATTACAATTCTTTCTATAAAATGAATAAGATATAGAGTTAAATAATAGGGTAAATAATGAAGATGATGAATAACGGACAGGTACGGACAGGTTGGACAGGTTTTTTACGATTTAATTTGAAAAAAAATATTTTGTTTTCATTTTTTTATATTTCAAAATGATTTATTTTTGGTCTAAACCTGTCCGTTACATACTTAACCTGTCCGTGATTTAAAATATATAACCTATATATAATGACATACAAAAGTTATAAGCAAAGATTTAATGAAAAATTAGGCTTAGATAAAGATACCTCTCACACAATGAAAGAATTAAAGGATATAACAGGTATTCCTATTAAGATATTAAAGGAAGTTAATGAACGAGGTAAAGCAGCGTATTATAATAATATGGGTTCAGTAAGATTAAAGGAAGATTTTAGTAAAAATGATGATTTGAGAAAAGGTTTCAGTAAAAGACTATCAGTAATACAATGGTCTATTGCAAGGGTATACGCTTTCATTTATAAAAGCATATTCCAATGCATGAGATATAAACCGCACGATTTAGATTTATATGAACAAATTAAACACATGTTTGCTTAACCGTCTTCAATTATGAAAAGGTGCAAAAATTAGTTTTATGGATATCATTATAAGAGATTTACATGAAAAGTAATTTTTGCACCTTTTTAAGTATAGGATGAAAGTGTGGTTAAACACATATATTTAAGTTTAAGAATTATTTATAATCTACATTATATTATATGGAATTTTTAAATAATATATTTGAACAAAGAGATAAACCAATTAGTGATAGTAGTAAAAGATTATATACTAGAAATTTAATGAAACTATATAATGACCAAACTATTAACAAATTCATTTTTTCAAAAGATCCTAAAAGTATATTAAATATGATTAAAGAATATAAGCCAACTACACAACGTTCATATATTATAGCTATATGCACAGTATTAAAAAAACAGTAAACACCAAGACCTTTATAATAAGTATTTTGAAATACTATCTAATTTTAATAATCAACTTAAGGTAAGAACAGATAAAAGTGAAAAGCAAGAAAAAAACTTGTTATCAAATGATAATATAGATAAAATTAGCAATGAATTAAAATCAAAGGTTGTTAAAAAAGTTAGAAACAAAGAAGAGTATAATACTTTATTAAATAATATGGTTCTTTCATTATATACGTTACACCCACCGAGACGCAATATAGATTATAGTTTAATGAAAATATCAAATAACATGAATGATGATAAATTCAACTATTTGGATATGTATAAAAAACAATTCATATTTAATAACTATAAGACTCAGGGAAAATATAATTCTGTAGTAGTCCCTATAGAAAATAAACTGATGAAAGTAATACTAATATATTTAAATAATCACCCAGAAAAGTCTAAACTTAAAAATTAGAATTATACTATTCACTTCTTGAAATCATTTTATAATGAAGATATTAAAGCAAGCCAAGAGATTACACGAATTCTTAACAAGATTTTTGGAAAAAATATAGGAAGTTCAATGCTTCGTAATATGTATCTCACTAATAAATATGGAGATATGGTTGAAGAGTTAAAGGAAGATACATCAGATATGGGGACCTCTATAGGAACTGCACCTAATAATTACATCAAAGAATAATTAATATTATTGATTTATATTCATATAATATTAATTAATAGTTTATTTACATTTTATTTTTTAATTGTCTATAGGAAGGACCAGCCGCCTTGAGTGCTTCTTTATAAGGAATATTATTAGCTTCTGCAAATTTCTTGACGTGTGTTATCCACATTGAAGGACCACGTTTTGCTCCACCTTGAGCTCCACCAAACCACCCACGAACTGTAGATGCTACAGGATTCGCAGCATCTTTACCTTTTCTATAACCATAGGCAGCTAAATCAATACCTTTATATGCGGTGTCTTCACTAAAATCGCGCCATCTCTTAGCCTTCTTTAAACGATTTACTCCTCCTTTAAACTCATCTTCTATTTTAGAAATAACACCAGCTTGTTCTAGAATAGCCATAGCAGCTTTTCCAGGTTTTGTTTTTCTAACTCCATTTTGATAATCCATTAATTGCTTTTTAGCTTTGTTAAATTCTTTCATAACAGCTTTGTCATCTTTCAATGCACCTACAATTTTTTGACCAGTTTTACTTTTAACACCTTTTTTAACTTTAGAGTAACCTTTCTTTACTTCATCAAAAAAACCAGCTCCATCCATTTCGTCATCGCTATCCATACCAGCACCAAACATTTCTTTTAATTCTTTTTTTCCTTTAGATTTTAACTTTTTGTTCATTTCTCTTTCTCTTATAACAAAGTCATTTACACCCATATTTCCGTTTATATTTTTTCTCATTCTACCTGCTCCACTTAATACAATACTACCTCTTGTAGCAAATGGATTAGGCACATTAGTATTCATGTCATTATAACCAAACATTATTTATATATATAATACTATATATAATAATTTAATGCAAATTCTTATATATATATTTTAATATGATGTTACACATAAAATTTACATGTATTTGCTTAATTTATCTTGAATTTGTCCTACACCAGGGTTATTTTTCATAATGTCTTTTATTTTAGGTCTATCCATAATTTTAGCTTTATTAAGAAGACCAGACATATTAGTTAATCCCATTTTACCAAAGTTACCTCCAGTCATTTCTTTGATTTCTTCATAATTAATTGTTGGGTTGTTTCCGCTTTTTGCTTCTAATACGGCTTGTTTAGTTTATAGACCAGACATAGTAGATGAAGAACCCTTGTCATTGATTAGAATACCTCCATAATTTCAAATGGTAGCAATCTCCATTGCTTCAAATTGATCGGGTGCTGCTGTTGTTGCTGCTCCATATGTGTGTCCTAGAATGATTTCATATGTTACAGTTGCTTGAAAACTGAATTGACCTAAAGAACCAGATGAAAGGAAATCAGATAAACCGAGGTCTCTAACAGGATCAATTACAATAATAGAACCAATACCAGCATAACCAACACTATTTTTATTTCTTACAATCCCTGTAAATTCAGACCATGTTTGTTGGCTTCCGTTTCTACGAGACATTTGGTACAGGTCCTTGGCTCCGTATGATGTAAGAAGGCCGCTTACATTATTGAAAGTAATATTTAATCCAGTAATTGGAAAACAGAGATGATTAGAAAATTGCGGCTTCATGCTGTTATATTGTGGACGTACTACCATATAAATATAATTTGGTATTTGTCTCATGCTTATAATATCTGTTACTTGTTGGGTAGTTGCATCAGACCCAGTAAATAATCTTTTATAGCATACCATTTCATCATATGGTAATACATTTTTAGAATTTAATTTACTGTATTGGCTCGCATGTAATGACATATATTTTAGGTTAAGTTTTGCAGAATCAGAAATGACTAAACGATTGGTTACATCACCCGCGTAAGATTTCCATAGAGAAGAACCACTAATATAAAAAACATTTCGCATATCATTCCATTGTAGGAGTAATTCTAAATTATTAATGCTGAGGTAATTAGATTCATCTTCCTTCATTTCACAAGTACGAAGACCTAATAATGGTTCACTTACATTAACACTACATACAACTTTTACGGTTGATGCTACTGCACCTACTGCGGTATTTGCAACCGTAAATACACCTGAGGCTGGAGTTTGGATAACTTCTACATCACCTAAAAATACTTGTACTGAAAAATCTTCATTCATTCTACCAATTGTGTCAGAATCTTTCTCACCGTTTTCAATACCACTCATATAAGAAGAAGCACCACCAGATGATACTGCATTTGAAACTTTACCAAAATATTTATCTACATATGAAGGTGTCATTTGACAATTTTTACTTAAAAACTTTTGATGAAACTGCTTAAGATATACTGGTAGGATTTCTTGGGTTTGCACACTTAATTTGGAATTGTTAAGGGTAAGGGAAACATTTTGCAAAGCATGATTTAATGGAAAAGCACTAGGTGCTACTTTAAATGAAATAGTTGCACCTGCTGCAATTGCGGTTTCGTAATAACAGCTTACATTCCCTTGAATATGGATATTTCTATCAATTAGAGTATTTTCAGAAGGCACATTCACATTAAATAAAGTTGAACTAGTACTATTACTATTAGATTGGTATTTTTGATAGATAACAGACGCTGGTCCATCTTTTACTCCAATTGTAACACGATCCGTTATAGCATTATAACGAGAATCATTAATTAACACTGTGGATAATTCAGACATATATATATATAGTATTGAGATTTAAATTATTTGAACTATTTAATTTTTCTAAACATTAATTTTAAACTAAAACTTCCACCTAAATTTGCTTTAACAGGAATTAATGAACCATTATTTTTAAATCTATAGTAAATTTTAAACATAATATTTGTTAAACCTGAGTCTGTTTTTTTTATGCTCATAAATCTATAATGTTTTGGTTCATACATTATAACAGGAACTGGTGAGTTGGTTGATATTTCTAATATTTCAGATTCATGTCTTACGTCACCTATTACTACTGGGAAACCGTCAACATACTCAACATCTGCACTTACTTCATTTGATTTTATTGGAAAATTTGGAGCTATAACAAACAATAGATTCAACGGGAGACCATGTTGATAAAGTTTCATAATCTTGGTAGATTAGCATATGTGTCGTTTTAGTTAATCCACTAGTATCATCAGATAAATGTGGATATATTTCAACCTCATGTGCATTTTTAAAACTGTTTAAGTTTAATTTATATAATGTTTTGGTTGTAGTGGTTTGTGTGTTGTCATCATTTAATGTATTAAAAGTTTTAATAACTAATTTAAAAGGTAAACTATTAAACAATCTGTATAAAGCACGATTTAACATAATGTTGACATGACTTGAATTTGAATCAGAAAAAGTAGATTTAGGAGAATTTAAGAAAATAAGAGAGCTTTCTTTATCAAAAATAAAATAAAGAATTTCATAATTTCCACTGCTTGCAAGATTTGAAAAAGCCGTAGGTAATATTCCATTATAGCTTGTAACAACATCAATCAATTTAAGAAAAGTTGTTTTTATTGATTCGTTAACCATTGTAAAGAAAGACTCATAATTATATAAATTATAGTAACCACTTTTATAATTTGCATATCCATTTACGAAATTAGGTTGTGTGATGGTTTGGTCTTGTGGAGTAAAATAAATAGGTGTTGTTGCACTATATGTTTCATATTCTAAAGTAACTTCATAAATTGTTTCTAATTTTTGTGTATCAGTTGGTGCTGTGTTATATTTAATAGTAGGTATAAAAACAGGTAAACTTTTTAAATCCATCATGCAACTTTCAACGGCTACCATGTACATTTCTGGGTCAGGTAATAGTGCTACTTTTCTATCTTCCATGATTTCAAAATCGGGTTCTACATCAGATTCAGAGGAAGGTAATATTGAACCATCATTATTTATTAATGCTGTATAATACAAATAATCATTAGTATTTTGTGACGACATATATATAAAGATATCGATAATTTTAAATAATTTTGTGAAGCAATTCAATTTACAGTTACTAAATATGTTATAAATTCGTCGTTTGACAATTTTAAGTTTTTTGCTTTTGTCTTCATTAATTTGGTAAATTCTTTTGAATATAAGTTATCACTCAGAAATAAACTTAGTCTAGCTATTACCCATCTACCGCATGTATTTATTCCTTCCTGATCTTTCTGAAACTTTGTTTTATTATAGATAAACTTGTCATTTGGTTTTATACTATTTATCATTTTTCCTATATCTTCTTTATAATTATTACCTAATTTTCTATTCATATAATTTGATATATAGTTTAATATATTCTTAGGGCTGGTTCCGTATGAATCAAAATACTCAAATACATTATTATCTTAACTAACAAATATTCAGGTATGATTGAAGAATTAAAGGAAGACACTAAAGATATGAGCACGTCTGTAGGGGTAGCATTAAATAATTACATTAAAGAATAATTAATATTATATGAATTTAAATCAATGATATCAACTAATTAAATTTGCCCAATTCACCCTATATAAAAAAGTGGCAAAATTACGATATCATGTAAATCTCTTATAATGATATCTATAAATCGTAAATCTGCACCTTTTGAAAACTGAATAGGGCTATAAGCATATTTACATTTTATTTTTTAGTTGTCGATAAGATGGTCCAGCTTTAGATAGTGCTTCTTTATATGGAATATTGTGCTTCTGACTAAAGTCTTTTACAAACATAACCCAATTTGACGGAGGACGCTTAGCACCACCAAACATTTTACCAATAGATGAAATTGCTTTCTTTGCTTCTTCTTGAACTGGATTAGCAGCAGCTTTAGCTTTTCTATAACCATAATCAGCTAAATCA